CAGGAGCAACAGGAGCAGGGGGTGCCATTGTTTGAGGTGCTGACATTGGTTGTGAACCATAGCCATAACCAAACCCACCACCCGGTGTATATGAAGGAGCAGTAACCGCTGCACCCTCAGCATACCCAGACATTAAACCACCAGCATTCATGTTACCCATCTCAGCATCAATCATTGCGTCAATGTCTTGCTCCGGTGCTTGAGCCATCTGCATCTGTGGGGGAATAGGTTCACCGCCTATTCTACCATCAACATCCATCTGTTGCAAGCCCTTTTTTGCTTCCATGCGAATATCTTCAAAGAATTTTACACCAAAGAAACGTACAACATCAGCAGGTACAACATACTCACCCTCAGATAACCGTGCCGGAAGATCATCACGTACTTCTACAGGTAAAGAACCCGGAGGTACATCATTGCCTGACACTGGGTCTCTTGTCTCAGCTTCACCGCCTAGGGCAAAAGCTCTTTGTGTTTGGTTATCCATCTGCATTTACCTTTAATCTAAGTTGTTTCAAAGCTTGCAGGGCGTAGATCTGTCCCTGTACCCTATACATAACATGTTCTTCGTTTGCTTGGGAGAATTGTTTGTAGCTGAGTTGAATGCGCTCTTCAAGCTCTTCTTCAAAAGCTTTCCATGCTTCGGGGTTATTTACTAATAGTTTTAAGCTCACTGCATTGGTCCTCCACCAGTGTTACCTGAGAAGCCCTGTTCTCCCGGCTGAGGGGCTGTGCCTGTACCTATGGTACCCCCACCGCTGCCTTGGGTATCTTGTACCTGTGCGCCTGCTGGTGGCCCCTGTGGTGCTGCTCCCGGTGGCTGGGGTGGTCCTGCCTGTGGTGGTGGAGCTGGGGGTGGATTCTCTTCTTTAAACTTCTTAAGAATCTCAGCTTGTACCGCAGCGTCTGACATAGAGTTAGTCAGCTTGTCTGGGTCAAGGTCCATAGACTTAGCAATCTCACGGATAATATAATCCATTTTTGCAAAAGGTGCAAGTACAGGATTCTGTACAACTCCAAGGAATTGCATAAGACGTTGACTACGTACCTCGTTAGCCATAAGACTTTCAGTACCACGGGCTTTAACTTCAAGATCGCCTTTGATTTCTTTGTCATAGTCAAACTGCATATTGAAGTTAAAGAATGCTTTAGCTAGCGGTGCTAGTAAATAGTCATCTACATTCTTAACTACATTTCGTATAGAACCATTAGCAGCAGACATAAGCATACTAATGCCAGAAGCCGTTCGTCCAACACCTTGCACTCCTGTCTGCCCGTGAGCAAAGCTAGGGAACCCAGTAGATTCATCAGCTAGTACTCTTGCCTTATCAAACATCTGCATGTTCTCATTGGATACATTGGGGAACTTAGTACCGAAGATTGCCTGTCCGGGTGCACCACCTTGGCGACGAAAGACTTTGCCGGGGTAGACTGATAGGTCTTGACCCGGAACTAGGTTAGTCTCATCTACCTCAATGAGCATGTTGCCTGATAGTGCAGCATTGTCAACTGCCATACGCATAAAGCCATTCATCAAGGTTTGAGTATCATCCATGTTCTCAGCAATACCCACACCAAAAAGGCTGTAAGGAGTTACTTCGTATGGTACTGCATAATAAGGAATGATAGAAGGAGTGAATGGGTTCATAACCAAACGCAATACCTTACCATTACATGTCCAGATGTTTACGTTTACTTGATCCATATCGGATAACTCAGATGGGATATCTATGTCATGTCCTTCAAGAACATCTGTGTCAACACTACCCCAGAACTCAAGGACTTCAAAGCGTTCTGCTTTAGATTCCTGAGCATCATCTTCCATTGCTTGTTCCCACCATTCTTTTACGTAGGACTCTCCTGATTCTATAGCAGAATTAATAGCATTGTCCCTAAAGAAAGGGCGTCTTTTAAGTGCTCTCATCTGAGAACGAGACATCTTGTGACGTTCAACGATGTACTCAGCCTCATCCATGTTAGCTGCATCAGGGTCTGGGTAGAAGTTCCAAAGAGAAACACTGGAGGTTTGTGGAATAGTTTTAATTGTAGGGCTATAATCCCCGTCTTCATCCCAGTTAGGATACTCTTTGTCTATAGCAAATGGACCCTTCATAACACCTGTACCAAAGAGTGCACATTCAAATGCAGCTACACGTAACTGCTTGTTTGCATTAGACTCTCCTAGTTGATCATGAATTTTCTTCTCCATCTTTTTAGCTGCAATCATTGCAGGATGGAAAGTAACTTGTGTAGGGGTAGTACCCTCACCTTTCTTTAACTGATCCATTACAGGGTCTAGTTTTTCAGTTAGACCTGCAAGACGTTCTTTAAATTCTGGCATAGTCTCACCCGGAAGAAGTTTGTTTTCTTCTTTTGAAGGTGCGCGGGCTTTTTTAAGTTCAGAGTTAGACTCAAAGTAAACTGCTTCCTCTACTCCTTCAGGTAAAGTTGTAGGGTCTACAGTGATTGGGAACTTATTGTTGCCAAAGAGTACCTCAATAATCTGACCATATGCAGCCAGAACTTTAGTCTTAGTTACTTTAACAAAGACTTGGGATTTTTCTGTGGAGGTAAACTGTACATCAGGTCCGTAGATACCACGGTAGTTTCTGTACGCTTGTATCCAGCGAGTTTCTTCTGTCTCACGTGCATCAGAAGCTTTCTTATAATGTTTTTCAACCAAAGAAACAATGCTACCAGCAAGAGGGTCACTATAATTATCTTTCTTCATATCCTCTAAAGCACTAGCATCTTCAGTATCCATTACCATGCTTTCTTCAAAAATATCTTCTTCGTCCATATTATTTCCTTAATAACCGAAAGTCGGATCGCTAGCTTGAAAGCCACTGTTTTGTGAGGCTGGGTCAAAGTCAAATAAACTGCTTCTTGGTCTTGTCATTACTCCGTACCGCAAAGCATCGTATAGGTGGTCTTCTGAGTGTGTGTCTACGTCTTCTGGGTTGTTCTTGTCTAGTGGTATTGCTGGTATCTGAGAGATACTATTAGAACAAGTATTAAAAAATACTATCCTTGGCTCCTCTGTAAAGTCATCTACCTGCAACCTTCTGTGTATCTCGTTCTTTCCTGACACCCTAGAACCTTTAGATCTGTCAGCAGGTCTCCAACGGCAACCCTTCATAATCATCTGTTCAGCAAGAGATGGGCCAGTATCACCACGATTATGCCACAAAGAAGAGTCAAGAACTCCATAGCGTATCTTCTCCTCACCCTCAGCTTCTAGTATCATATCAGCTAGATCAGTAGCTATGATCTTTGAGCAGTACATTTCCCTGTAGACAATCAGTTGCTCATCAGGTGCTACTGCCATCCAGAGTACTCCTGTATGAGAACCGTACCCGTAGTCACATGCTCTAAACCTTGCCCAGCTTTTTGGTATATCAAAGGGTTCAATGACGTGTATGTTTCTGTTCCACTCAGGGAAAGCTGCACCTTCATTAATATCCCAGTTACCCTCAAGTAGTTGCTTGCGTTGGTGTTCTGGTAGTGAGAGAAGGTTAGCCTCATAGAGACCATCATCTGCTAGGTAGGGGTTATCAAACAAAGTAGCAGGTATAAACCTACGCTTGAACAATGGTTGACCTTCTTTAGTGTGTCCTTTGGGCCAAGAGATACGTTCACCTGTCTCAGGATCAGTAGCATCAAAGCTAGTATTGTTTGGTGCTGGATCTACAAAGGTCTTCTTTACCCATTGATGCCCAGCTCCTCCGGGGTTAGTTGTGGCTCTTTGATATAGATCTAAGCCACTGTTCTTAGTTGTCCGAAGACGTGATCTCATATAATTCCAAGGGTAAGGGCTAGGCCATTGTGTAAGTTCATCAAAACCAATCCAGTTAAAAGCTTGTCCTTGGTATCTTTGAACATCATCGTCCCTATCTAAATATGATAACCACAGAGTAGCACCACTAGGAGCTACCCACGTCTTGTCCCGTTCCATGAATTTGATTCCGGGGATTGCTCTGGGGTAGAGTTGTTTGGACACGGAGATAAGTTCTCTGAGTTCTTCTGTGCTTCTGCGAACAAGCAGCTTAGAAGATAGTGGGTTATTAAAATACCTAACAGGATCGGCCAACATAGCAAAAGACTTACCACCGCCAGCCGCTCCTCCATATAGTACCTCCTGTTCTGATGCAGATAAAAAGTCTGTCTGTGGTCCCGGATTTGATTGAAAGATTATGTCTTGAACTTTTTCAACATCAATCGGCTCTGGCTTCACTGTCGCTGGAACTGTCGTAACTTCTGGCTCCGATACGGTTTCTTTCAAGAGTTTCCGCTTTTGCTGCCGCTTCTTTGTAGCGTTTAGCGTAATACTGTTGCGCTGAAGCTTCTGCCTTACGTCTTTGCTCAAGTTTAACTCTTTTCATTAGACCTACGTGAGATATGTATCTGCCAGACTTCTCACTCAACCAATTAGCTACATCTCTATAACTGTATTGCTTTAGAAATCTCTTAGCTTCTTCTAAGGTTTCTAACTCTTCTGGGATTGGTAGCAGTATATCACTATCTTCTGGGTCTTGTCTATAGCCAAATGGAACTATTCTACCTACTCTAACAACTGATAGCCATTCATATTCATTTCCAACCATTTCTGGCTTAGGCAGCTTCCAAGTTTTATTAATTTTCATTATTTTTAGGAGGTAAAATAAACACGGGGCTATCAGTCTTTACTTCTACTTTGTCAGTCTTAACAAAGCCAGCACGGTCAAGGAAGTCTTTTGCTGCTGCCATCTTCTCTTTATTGCCAAGGTCAGTAGGGTTAGTCATTACCTGCATCATTGAGTATGCAGCTTTACTACCAGTAGCTGAGATAAACTTCTTAGTAAGATCGGCAATCTCATCCTGCAGTACTGAAGTAATGCTAGTGGACGAAACATTGTCTGAGTATCCCGCAAGACGTTTAGCCCTC